TAAATATGTCTGGTAAAAAATTAATTGTACGGATTCTAGTTGCCATCTTAACTCTCTAAAAAATATTATCTATTAGTACTTATCTGTAGCTGAGCCGGGGTCAATGCGGAAATAACAAGTACATCACTAGCATTTGCGCCATTAACGAAAATTTCATATGGAGCTGATTTTATCTCATACAAGTCTCCAAACGACATTGTAGGATCGTTTGGTACTAATACGATTGAGCTAACTAGTTCACCGCATTGATTGTGCAAATACCCACTTAGTTCAGAGAAATAAAATGTGTCACCAAAATTCCAATTATTAATTGAAAAGTAATTATTCATAGCAGTTAATATTGCACTGCGAATTTCACTATCGCTGGCACTAGTGTTTAGAGCCTTAATAACTTTAACTGTTCCCTGCAATTGAGCTTCAGCCTTTTTTCCAAACAGTGGTTGAAAGTATACACTATTTAATATTAAACTATCAGTCAACATTTTATAATCGTCTAGCTGACCATATGCTTGCTGTAGCTCATTGATAGTTGGTCTATTTGGTTCAGGTACAGTGCCAGTAGTGTCTTGCAACCAATTCGTATAGCTAGTGTAATAAGCTTGTGTTACCAAATATAAATCAATAATATTAGTAGTAGCTGGATCAATTCTAGTAGTATTATTGCTATTGTGACGATATTGAAATTGTAGTCCTTGACGACCAGGCCTCATTAAATATTGAGATTGTAAAACTAATACATAAGATGGAGTAGTAACTGTGAGGTCTTGTACAGTTATATAAAATGCATTTTCACCGTAAGCATAAAATAATTGCCCCACTGGATAGTCATACTTGACCACTTCAATTGCTGCTTGATTTACATATTGATAAGCTACATCAGAAGTAGCTATTAATTGATATCTAGATAAATTTACTGGATCTTGTATTAGTTCAAAAAAAGTATAAATTCCAATATTACTAGATCCTGTAACATATCCTGTAACAGTGGTAAAGAAATCAGGATCGGTAATGATTGTTCTATCATTTACATCAATACTTGCAACTTGCACTTCAAAGTCATTTACATATCCATCACTTTCTACTGTTTGTCCGATCACTGTAACTGGTACAGGGGTAGTTAATGGATAGTTAGAGCTGGGTTGAGTATTTGTTTCTAGAACTTTTACATAGTCTGCTAAAGCTTTACCAGTAAAGGGATCATAAATTATTTGTCCATTTTCAAATGTAAATCTAGTATCTGCTACGCTACCAAAATAATATCTGATTGAGCGGTATGCGATTTGGTATCTTCCTGCTCCTACGCTTAAGAAATTTACAAACCAACCACTAGTATTATAAGCGTCTATACTCCATCTATTTTGATTTATGGTTAGTGAGTTATTAAAGAGTAATGAGAAGCTTTGATTCAACTGCATTTTAGTTATTGCTTCTGTGATAATAACTGCGGGTAGAATGTTAGTGAATACTGGTATCACAACTGTAATAATAGCACTATTGGGAACAAATCCATTTATTGTTACAGGACCTGTGCCATTTGCAAATTGACCCTCACCAAAATTATATCCATCGCCCTTAACATTAAGAATCGTAGTCCAATAATATGTTATATCAGATGAGGTTGGGATACCAGATATCAATCTATAGTTTTGATCAAAATAGTATCCCAATGGGGCAGTTACTTTAATAAGTGCCCCTTTAGTAATATATTTTGCATTATAGCTTGAGTTAGGTCCAATTGGAACGGGAGTTTTTCCTACACTGGGTACCTGATTATAAAAATAACCAGTAATGCTATTGTTATCTACTGTGCTAGTATTCCAATAAAGAATACCATCGCCTGAAGTTTGATTTAAATTGTATCTTGCATAATTTTGAAGATAATACTGAGTAGCACGATTATCTGATAGTGCGATTCCTACCTTATCTGTTAAAACGGTAATAATTTCATTTACATTAGTAACCGTAGCTATGATTCCACCATTTGAACTATCTTGATAAAGTGCGCCATCATTTGCAAATGAGTTAGTACTGCTATACTTGCCAGTTGGATCTAGCAAGTCTAGGTTCTTTGAAACTCCCACTGAGCTACGATTTATCGCTTTACTTTTTATAATTGAACTGTATAGAGTATATGGGAAATTATTATAATCTTCCCCGTTAACCATACGGTTCTGAGTATAGTATCGAGCAGGTGCGCGTAATTTAATTTCAGCTAGTGACTCTCTAGCTAGCGCGGTAGTTACTGGGAGTTGAAGTTCTAATCCAATGGTTAGTGATTCTGTTCTACCTGTTCTACTGATATAACTAATTGTTCTTGAAATACCCTGCATTTCTGTTGGGTCAATGGTATAAGTAAGCGCATTACTTGCACGAACATAAGCACGATAAGGACCAACTGGGATTTCTGAAAACACGCCATCACCAAATGCATAAGCAACTTGGTCATTAAATCTTGATATAACAGAAAATATTTTCTTATAGCTAGATTCTGTTTGTAGTTGAGCATTTGCATATACGCTAGCTACTTCTTTCCAAAGTAGCTGAGTACCGTTATTCGCACTTAATTGATATAACCAAGTATCAGTATTATTAATACCTTGTATGTTTCCAATCTCTACCACTTGATTTGATATCTGCTGTGGTAAGTTAAAGTCATAACTGGTTAGTGTGCCCTGCTTAAAGTAAAAGAAGAAACCTGTATTGGGGCTACCATATCCTAGTTTATCATTACGATATACCATGTTAAATCTACCTGATGGAGCAGGTGGTATTTCGTATACATAATCTTCGTCAACACTGGTTACGCTTACTAGTTCAAAATTCATGTTAATACCATCTACTTGTGAGGTAAATGGGATAATGGGTAAATTGCCTGGAGGAATAGCAAGTGTGTATTCGTCTGTTTTAATACCTAATATAGTCTGGCTATTTCCAGGACGACCAACTCGCTGAACATTTATGAGTGCTGCATTAATGATAGTATTAAATTGCTCTAACCAGTTCACATTAACTGGATCATTCCAAAGTACGGGTAAATTGCTTAAATTGTACCCATTCATGTCTACGAGATTTTCTGTAGTTTGGATACTGTTAACTTTTATGTATCCTTGTCCAGCTATATTTCTTTTTGGATTGTAGCTGACTAAGTTTGCTAATTTGATTACGCTGTCTCTACGTTCGGCAGTATCAATAAAGTTTTCGCGTGCATTAAGATCATTACGAAACGCAAGACCTTGACCCATGAAAGCCATAACATCTAGTAGCGCGATAAATTCACTACTTTCAATATAGTCATTGAATGTTTCAGGGTAGTAGGTGCGTAGATAGTCTATGAAACTTTTTCTAAGGGTATCATAGTCATAGCTTTTAAAATCAGCTTGACGAAAGGTCTGATATATTGCCTTCCAATCATTGACACCAAAAAGTGCAGATTGTCGTGATGAGGTTGCCATAGTCGTGTTCTCTTTTATGTATTTATCATACCTAAAAGCACTACTTTTATTGTAATGTTGCGGTATTTGTGGCGCTATCAAAAAATAGTGATAGCGTTTGAGGAACGTTAAAAGGGGCTATAGCTAACTCTACTTCTATTAAGATACCATTTTCCTGAGTGTAAGCGTTTACTGAGTTTACGATTAGTCTGGGATCTAGTGAGGCTACTCGCTGAATTTCATCTTGTAGCGCGAATTGTGTGTCTGTTGTGTTTGGCTCAAATATAAATGACCATATAGTGGTACCATAAGCGGGATTTCCTACTTTTTCTCCCTGAGTTATATTAAGCGCATTAACAAAGTCTTGTATTATTAATGGTTGATCTAGCAATCGGTATTTTTTACCAATGTTAATTGACTTTATTGTTCCGCCCGTGCCCCCGTCTACCCCTGCATTAAGATCAGTTGAACGGGGCTGGTTAGCGTTAATAGTTGAGAATCCAATATATGTAGCCATGATTATATTTATGCGTTAGTAAGATAGTTTCAGTTCCGCACTAATCGATCTAAGCTGTACAACTAATCCCTCTATTTTTCTATCGTTTTTCTCTTTTGTAGCGGGGTTATTGGCACTTGCATCATTGAGGTATTTTATTTCCTCAGATATTGCAAGTTGTTCATTTAGAAGTTTCATTCTTTTTGCGTGTGCTTCATCACTAAAGACTCCTCCTGGTGCTACACTTTTCCGTAGCGCTTCCTCAGCAGAGGTTAGGTTAGGTGTTGATTTTTTATCTACCACATTAGTTGTATCATTGGGAATTGGGAGCTGTACTAATAGATTACCTATAGTGAATTGAGATTGGCTATACACTTGCGCGTTAGTGGCTGCGTTAATATCAGTAGCAGTTTGTGGTAACTGAACTGGTCCGCCGGTGGTTGCTGCTTTTACTGCGTTCGCCGATTCAGTCGTTACCAAACCTCCTACCCCTGATTTTGATTTTTTAAGATAATCAATAACCTTATCTACGGCACCCAATGCTCCCAAAAACCTTTTTACGCCTGGTTGATTTTGTACCGCATCAGCTATATTATTTCCAATATTAGTTACGATTTCGTTAATTTTTGCACTATCAGTCAGCGATGCCGTACCATTGGGTGAATTGACCCTATCCGTAAATGTATTAATATTTTTACCTATACCTTCTATCGTATCAACAGCAGGGGATATTCTATCTTTAATATTATTATAAATTGTATTACCTGCATTTTGAAATTGAGCTAATGGATTAAATGCTGAACTAGCAGCACCAGACGCTACCCCACTAGCGTCTGGTGATCCGGCTTGTTGATTTTTTACTGCGTCCGCGGCACCAGCTCCTACACCATTTGCTTTTGCGATGGCGTTATCTGTTTCTTGCTTTAAGTTTAGTGGTACCCCTGGTTTAAGATCGGGCAATGCCGCTACTATTTTTTCATAAGCGCCTGCTGCTGCTCCTTTAACTCTATCTAATGCAGCGAGTAATTGCTGACCTACAAAATCTAACTTGGCTGTTATTTTAGTTATTTGTCCAGTCACGAATTTTGTTATTGCACCAGTTGCTGCATCTTCTACCGCTGCTGTTGCGTTTGCCACCGTGAAATTTGATGCTACCTTATCGAATCCTTCTTGGGCTTTATTGGATAAGCTATCAATAGCGCCAGAAATAGTTGTAGTTGCATTGGTTACTCCTTGGTTAACTGCCACGCCAAAGGTAGCGCCAAAGTTAGAGCTAATGTCACCAATATTTACTTTAGATAGTGAATCTCCTACCGTAAATCCAGGCAATGCTAATTTTGAGGGATCTCCTGCGATACTAATAGCATCCCCGGTAGGAGTTGGTGATTTTCCACCAAGGAAATCTTTTACTGATGATATTGTTCTTACCGTAAGCGCCGATGCTGCACCAACTGCTGCATTAGTCGCAGCCATTGCTGCATCAGCCGCAGCCCTAACTGGAACGGCGGCTGCGTCGCGTAAAGCTGTTGTTGCAGCAGTAACAGGACCTAAGGTACTATTTTGTATAAATCCAATTGTCTGCTTTACACCTGACATAGCTGCACTATAGATCGGAGCAGCCAGTTGAACACCAGCTTCTTTTCCTGTAATTAACCCACTCTTAATCAAATTGCTTTGTGCTATTCTAAATCCTTCTACCTGTGTGTCAACTTGAGCAGTTAAATTATTTGCATATGCTCCTAATGAGTCAGCACCAACTTTTCCTGTAAACAAGTTTGGAGTTATTGCTTGTTCCATAGTATAGCCTCTAGCGATCAACCCATTAATCAGTGCTGCTGATCCAGGTTTAAGTATGCCGGCAGTCTCTAATTGTTCTGGAGTTTGTGCTAATACTCCTATAGAAGCTCTTTTACCTTGCTCAGTATTTACTACCCCGCCACCAACTGCTGTCGCATCTTTAGTAACAGGATTGGTGGCTGCTTGATTTGCGGCAAGACCGGTCAATGCGCCTGTCAAACCTGAACCCACATTGCGGGAAATCGGCGGCGTAGAGGGTACAGTAGCTTGTACTGCAGGGCTAGGTGGACTAGAAGGCTGAGTGGACGCACGCGCATTGGCATCTGCTATGGGGGCCGAGGAAGCGGAAGGTAGATTGGCTGCGGCTGTGTTATTTACGAAAACCGGTACGCCTAAATTAGCATCAGCCCAGGGCGCGTGTGCAGGTGCTCGACTTACAATACTAGTTAATAGTCCAGGAGCAGGCAACCAACCCTTAGTAGCATCATTAAGAGTATCAGTATGTGCTTTTACTATGATAGGTTTAACTTCCTTAGGGCTAACAGGCGACTTACCGGTGTTTAGAAATACTCCAATTCCGTTAATAAAGGTTGCACCCAAACTAGATAAAGATGATGTTACTAGTGAAGAAAGAGCGATTTGTCCATTTACTTTAACTGCGTATTCTCCTATTGCGTGCATACTATAATTTACGCCTACACGTTGGGTAGTATCTTCTACTGATTCCATCTTGATATTTTTACCCTTTATATTTAAATCTTTATCTGCATTGATATTGATATTATTGTCTGCATGTAGATTTAAGTCACCTTGAGTTCTAATGTTAACTGAATTAGTTGAATACATATCTATTGTACCCTCTTTACCTAACTCAATATAACTTTGGCCATTAGCATGAATAATGAACAGTGTTTGACCATCATCACTCATTAAAATTTGATGACCTAAAGACGTTCTTAATCGTATAAGTTGATCTCTACCATTAATGTCGCCGTCATCCATTACTAAAGTATGACCCGATCTGCGAGAAATAACCTGTGTTTTGTTTGCATTAGCATTATCTAAGTTTTGAGTTATAGTTTGGTCTGTATAACCACCTGCATATATTGGCCTACCCGGAGTGCTTACACCAAATCCAACACGAGAAGGACTTTCTCGCTGTGCGCTTGATCCTATAGGGCCCCTGACAGGATCTCTTAATAAGCCCTGTTGTGCAAATACTGCTGCTGCATAACTATGCACTGGTTTTGGCTGATCATAAAAATTAGCTGCTGAACCTATTTTATTATCATTGGTATTAATATTAATAACTGGTAATCGAGTAGCTCCCCCAAAACTTTTTGCCTCACCCGGATTAAGTACTACGTTTGCTTCGGCTGCACCAATCGCGGGCACCATAAATAATTTTTGAGGGGAAGGTACACATCCTACGCAATATCCTTCATTGATATCACCATTAACAAACATACATATAACCGTTGAACCAACATCTGGAGGACTAGTCCACATTCCATATGAGGCTGAATTTTCTACATATCCGCCATATCCAGTATTAGGAGGACTACCTGTAGTATGTCCAAAGAACGGTGACATATATCTGATGGGTACCCACGATTTTGAATTTTCAGAATCTGGACCACTCATATTACTAAGATATACATAAATCATACCTGAACGGTTAGCATCTATGTTACTTTTAACTACTCCAATCAAAGGTACTGTTATTGGGTTAGCACCACCGGATCCCGGGGTGTTTCCCCGAGCGGCGCCTCTTGTTCTTAATTCTGCATTGAGACTACTTGGCATATTTTCTTATTACCCCTTTAAGGGTATCTCCTAAAATAATTTTAAAAATTTTTATCTGTTTCTAGCCCTATTACCATTAAAGTTTGGAAAAGACTGATTGAACCGTTCACTCAGAGATAGCTGTGTTGGGTCAATAGTATTTGTATTTACAGGTACATTTACACTACCTGCTTGTGTCGTATTAGTACTACCAGCGGCGTCATCATCTGGCTTAGAGCCCACCAATCCCAATGATTGGTTCAATGAACCTGGGGTTATAGTTGCTGCGGTAGGTGTAAATCCATTGGTTGAGGGTGTACCAAAAGGTCCGCCGGCACGCGGGTTGGTAGAACTTGATGCACTTGTTGTACTAACTTGACCATTGGCGGCGGCCGCTAATGCAGGATTACCAGTTAAAATAGGTACTGGTGCCAATCCGCTTCCTTGTGCAGTTTGTCCCCCGGCTGTTGGAGTAGTATTAGTAGCTGGGGTAGTAGTTTGATTGTCAGTTCTTTGATTACTGGGCAGATTTGGTAGATTTGTATTTAAATTCTCTTCAGGAACCAAGGTACAATGTAATACTTGAAGAAATTGCCCAGTCTTAAAAGTACTGTCAATACTATTGATACGAAATACTACACCTTGTATGTTGTTTTGTTTATTAAAATTTTGGTAATTTGAATAACTAGCACGAATTCCACTAGTTACCTTTCCTTCTTGGCCATTTGCTCCTTGGACACTGCCGTTAGTGTTTTCAACACCAGTGCTCTCAATTTTATTAGAATTATTTACTATTTGCGAATTTACACGACCAATCATTATATTAGAATTTATTACAAATAATCCAGTAGACCTATCATAATCTACTCCCTCATTAAACGCTATTTCAATACAAACATCGCCAGTGTTGTAGTTTACGGTACCATTTGGATTATAATAAAGAGTATATACAGATTCTAAAGGATTAGCAGATTCATTCATTATAAGATCAGGGTCTCCCAAAATAGTAATAGTAGCTTGAGCGAAACCTGCGGGGTCGTATAAACTAGTTACCCACGCATTTTGTTTCTCTAAACTTTTATCCATACCATTAGTTCTATCTGCCGGGTTTCTTTGACCTCCAACAGCGGTCGCTCCTGCCGGCAAAGGACTAACTAATCCTGCATCATCAAGTATGATATTAAAATATAAATTATCCATTGTTTGAGAATAATTTAGTATTTCTCTATTTTGCCCTGTAAACCAATATTGATATCTTTTAAAAGGCCCATGATAGGGACTTGCTCGGGTATATCCTGTAAAGGTGGCAGGGGTTTCAAAAATACCTAGATAATAGGTAATAGTATATTCAAAATTATTAGTTGTGCTATTCCATTTTGCGTCACTTATTAAAGTACTAACATTAAACCATCTAGCTGATGGTGGTTTTTTGTGTTGGTTAACTACATTATTAGTGCCAGTGTTTGGATTAGGGGTCAATGAAGCAGTATTAAGTACGTCAAATAACTCAGTAATATAAGTACTTTGTTTTACAATAGTTTCAATAGCTTGTGTTATAGACATACCGTTATTAAGAGAGATATTTCTAGATGATGTGTCTGGTTGAACTCTATCTGCTGTAGCCTCATTAACAGCACTTGATGTTTGGGGAGTATTTACAGCGCCCCTCTTATTGGGGTCTAGATCTCCTGGATTTATCATTGAAGCATTTTGTAGGGATTCTGTTTTGTCCTTAAATACTATTTTGTATGTCATCCCGTTTTGATTGCTATTTAAATGCGTTTCTAACTGCCCTATAGCGTCTTTTACTGTTTTTGCCGAGATGATAGGGGTATTTGTATTCAACATACCATATGCTGGTCCGGTGCCGTTAATACTAGGAAATCCACCAGTAATTGAATATGTAGTAGATGATCCGTTAAGCTTGAATTTAACTGATGTAATGATTATATCATGGTATTGTTCCATAAATCCTGCAGGACCTTTTATTGGCAAACCAGCAGCGTCATATCCGTTAAAACGAATGCCTAAAATAAAAAACTGTTTGCTAAACTCTCCTACACCCTGACCCATTAGACTGGATCCTTTTTGTACTTTACTGTCATCAAGTGAATTTCGTAAAGTTTCAAAAGCAATAGCCAAATGAGTAAGAAAGGAGAATCCATATGGTTCTATTATGTCAAATGTTAACTTAGTATGGTTTACAGGGCCGCCGGTATCACTTTTAGTTGCGCTACTGAATTTAAGGTTATCAATATAATAATCTACATCCTCTCCGCTTTGAGTAGTTCCTCCGGTTGCTTTAGGATTTGGAATCGTTCTATCTTTGGTTCTGTTAATACCTCCACTTTGAGCAACTAAAAATGCACCAGTAGAAGGTTGCTGCTCAGTGGGTAATAGTTTGCCTTTCCCATCAAACTTACTAAATGATTTAAAAGAAGTTCTATTAGATAAAACAAATGCTTGATAAGCATCAGGTGTTACCATATATAATGAAAGCTGATATGTATAGCTTGAAAAACTACCTAGTGGGTTATAGGTTCGACGTCCTGGCAAATCACCTGTACTAAAAACTTTATCAGGTGAAAATAGTATTGCTTGATCTAAGCTAGACTGATCGGGTGGGCGAAAAACACCTTGTTCATCATTAGCACCCTGAATGGCACCCTTACCTGTAATTGCAGCCATATTAGACTCCCAACACTTGTATTAGTGTACTAGATGTGGGCAAATAAATCCCAACTCCAGTTACAAAATCAAACATCGGATCTTTAAGTGTATTTGGATTACGTTGAGCAAATACCCACCATAAGTTTGGATCACCGTATGTATCAAAAGCTAACATATCAGGTCGCAAATTATATGTTTGTGTTATTACCCAATACACATCCGTTGAATATCTAGGTATTAATCTGTCGATCATTACATCCAAAAAATTATCATTTACTGTAGTAGTATTATAATATGGACTTGAAGTAGGATACATCATGGGCATTACCAAATACCTCCTTGTATTAGTTTACCATTGGCATATTCTTTAAGGCTAAATCTCCTACTAATATCGTTTCTAGTTACTATAGGTATACAGGTTATCAGCATTTTCATTTTAGTTGGTACATATGTAGGGGTTTTATTTATCAAATAATTAGCTGGTGTAGCAAATACTGGCTGAAAGGGCTGGCCTCCAGTAGGAATTCTATTGATTGCCTTTCGGGTATCTGATGCATTGGTAACAGAACTTTTTGGTACTTGATAACTTTCCTTTGAAACTCCGGATAATGTAGTTGTGCTACTAGCTCGTATATAATCAACATCGGTTGGTAAATCGTATGTAAATCCAGATACAACCAACGGATGTTTGTTAAATTGAAATTCTCCCAATCCACTTAAAAAGCACATTGGAGGGGGCGTGCCAGGATTAGGATTTTGATCTTGGCCGTAAAACATTTTTGTTAGTGATCTAAAAAAATGAATCACTGCTAGCAAATAATTAGCCTCAACTGTATCTTGTGCGGTAAAATCACAAGATATAGTAACTTGATCTACACTACTACCTTGATATTGAAATATTTTATAATTAGTATGTATTAATCGTTGGTCAGGATAAGAAGCTGCGTATTGTACTTGAATTCCTGGAGTGTAGGGGAAAATAACTCCTTTGGTATTTTTTAGTGGAGCTAATATTCCGGCATAAGTACCAGTTTTTGTATCCTCTTTTACATTATATAAGTAGTTAGAGTTAGGGGCTAGTGAAAGCCTAACTCTCCAATCTTGTTCGATCTCTTGACTAACCTGATCAGCCTTTACTGCTTGTGATCTAGCATTTTGTGTTAATCCAGTAGCATTAGCTTGTCTCAATAATCTAGCCGTTTCTGCGGCTGTTTGATCAGGTGCTCCAACTGGTACTGGGGGGATAATTTCTGCGCCTATTATATTAGGTGGTACAACTGGTAATGGGGGGCCGCCTATAGTTATAGCTGTTATATTGGGTGGATCAACTGGTACTGGGGGGATAACTGCGGCGCCTATAATTGGAGCAAGTGTTGGTGGTGTTGCTGCAACTACAGGTGCAGGACCTGAAGCAGGAAGGTCAGTAGTTATTATCAGTGGTGCAACTATAGGTACAACGACTACAGGTGCTATCGCAGGATCAGTAATTGTTGGCGGTGTTGCTGCTGCAACTATAGGTGCAGCAACCGCAGCAGTTGGTAGTGCAGGATCAGTTGTCGGGACAGGTGCAACTTGTCCAGTTGACGCTTGTTCCGCACTGATTTTTTCTTCTGTCGATGTTATTGATTTATTCAGTAAAATTAAATTTTCTCTGTTCAATCGTCCATTTTCCACAGCCGCGTTTAAACTAGCTACCGCATCATCTAATTTTTTTTTTGCTGTTGCTCTTATTTCGGCGATCTGCGCGTCATAGGCAGGATTGTTAGAATTAGAAAGCGATATGGAATAATTGACTTCTTTGAGGAACTCTGCTCTTACCTTAGTCAGATCCGCGTCCAGACTGTCTATAACTGCTTTAGCCGTATCTAGCTTTTGTTGTTGGTCGTCACGCTTAGCCTTCAGGTCCTGAAGTACTGTTTCTAATTGTTGAGCGGCTTCTTGACTCATAATGCTTTTATCCTATGTATAAATACTATCTCTAAATTGTATTTATCGTTTCAAAAATGTGCCCTTTTTAACTATAAACAGTTGATTTGCGGTTCCCAAGGCTGTATAATAGTACAAAACTATATAAGGAAGCTATGTCTATACCATACAAAAAACCAATCAATTATCTTAACAACAAAGATATACTCAAAGAGATCCACGCAAGTAAAAATACTTACTGCTTTTATGAACAACCTGAATATCATCGTTATGATTTTATCGTTGATATGCCCCAAGATCCCATTAATACCAGTTTAGAATATGCCTTCAAACCAGAAATTATACAACAGGCACAAGAAAATCGTGCTGTTAGGTTAGGACAAGAACTGGGAACAAAAATAGACCCCGCTACTATCCCTGTCACTGATTTAGTATTTCGTGTAATGTGTTGGGATCATATTCCAGTTGCACCCAAACAACCCCGAAAAACTGTTAAAAAGAAAACAGCCAAAGACATTTTTGATCTTGAAATCATTGAATCCGATTCACTGTTTGAAGATTTAGAGGGCGTAGTTACAGCAAGAGAAATAGACGATATGGTTCATGTTAAGGTCAATTTCCCACCCTTTCAACATTTTAAGATCGACGACAAAAATAGCTTTTACTGTGTAGGGAAAAGTCATTGGCAGGGTGATTTAGTATCTGGTTCATTTAGCAAAGATCATGGTCAGCTTACCAATACACTAGCCCGAATGTATATCATGATGTGCGAAAAATATGCTATGAAATATAACTGGCGCGGATATACTTATCGTGATGAAATGCAAAACAGTGCTATTCTACAACTAACTTATGTTGGGCTTCGTTTTAATGAAGCAAAAAGTGCTAACCCATTTGCGTATTATACCGCAGCTATTACCAATTCATTTTGTCGAGTTCTAAATACTGAAAAGCGTAACCAAAATATTCGTGATGATATCTTAGAAATCAATGGACTTAACCCAAGTTGGTCGCGTCAAGGTGGTGCTGGTGGAGTTAGTTCTACTGTATATGAAGAATAAGGTAACCTTCACTATTGATAATCATATCTCTTATCTGTATAATCGTGTAGATGACTACATTATTTAAAAAAGCGGCTGCGTTCACTGATATTCATTTTGGTTTGAAAAGCAATAGCCTACAACATAATCAAGACTGTACCAATTTCGTAGATTGGTTCATAGCTAAAGCTAAATCTGAAGGGTGTGAAACTTGTTTCTTTTTGGGTGACTATAATCACCATAGAGCAAGTAT